TTAAAATTTGATAACCAGAAGCGTGCATTTCGCACCCAGCTACGAAGATGCTAGGAGCAGTCTTACCCAGAAGGAAGCTGCCCGTCGCAGTGATTCTGGCCCTCTCTTGACTAGATGCATAAAGAAACAATTCACCGCCACCACCGCCAGGATATAGTGCCAGATCGGCATAGGGGTCAGTCGGTGCAAGCGTCAGAAGGCCTGACCCAATCCCTAGCCCAGTGACGGTTAAAAACTCAGCATCAGCAAAAAGTGCAACATCTTGCCACAAAGAACCATCGTAAACTTTCATTTGATTTGATGGAATGTCAAAGTATATGTCGCCCGTATTCCAGACAGCTGGTGGTGAAACTGGCGGAGCGGACAAGGCACCGTAGTAAAGACCCTGAAACTCATCTAAAGCTGCCACGGCTGCAACCTCAGAGTCAGCTGCTGCAATGGCAGATGCCTCAGCTGCTGCTGCGTCACCAATGATTGAATTAGCAGATACCAGTGCGGCTGCAGCACTGTCCACAGCACTAGATGCCTCACTAGTTGCTAGTATTGCAGAAGCATCTGCAGCTGCTGCAGAGATTGCGGCAGCACTCGCACTTGCATCTGCAGCGTCAGCAAAACCAGAGGACTCAAGGGCACTAGTTGCAGCAAGACCAGCAGAGATTGCGGCAGCATCAGCACTATCACTAGCATTAGCCTCACTACCAGCTGCTGCAGCTGCTGCAGCCTCGGCTTCATCCCTAGCTGTCTCTGCCAGGTTAGCAGCATTCACAGCATCTATCACTGCACTATCGATTGTCGCTCCGAACGGAACACCATTTATTAGTAACTGAACACACCCAATTGTATCGGCATTTAGTATGTTGTAGGAATTCATGTCGAGGTCGTTGACCATAGTGTTTGACTGGCCAGCGGGATTGTCACGATACAATACTTTGTTGTTTAGTTCGTCTTCCAGCGCCTGAAAGTTCTCGTTAATACGCTGCCTGTTGTAGCCGCTAGCTACGTCGCTTAGTACAATTTTAGCCATTTGTATCACCTTGTGAGTTGTAGTTATGGGTTTTTAATAAACTATAAGTCTATTTTTGCGAATATCTTATCTACGAGTTTACCATCGCAGTCATGTCGTGTTCTAATCTCTAGCGTGTGGTGATCCTTACCTGAAGTAATCGCTAGAATCATCAAGTACTGCTTACCAATAGAGCGGTCATAGTCAGTAGCTGGCGAGCCATCAAGTGCCTTCCACTCCAAGTAAACAGGTACGCCTGTATTAATGCCAAAGACTTCAAGACGCTTGAATTTGCATTCAGACTTAATAAAGCTGGCAGCTACTACGTACCCCTCGTCAGTACGTTCTACCGATGTAATAACTACGTCCTTGTAAGGCACAGGATCAGATACTAAGTAGTAACCGAACTGTACGGCTGCGGACAGCACTGTGGCTATTATCGCAATATGCCACCAGTCTTTTAAGTTCTTCATAAAAGACCTCCCCGCAACATAAACCCTGCCAAGCCTGTAATAATAACTCCTATGAAAACCTTAACTCCCCATGATATGTGTGACATAAAGCCGTCCATTCTTCCATCCGTAAGATCTGACTTGTTCGACAGCAGCTCATGCTGCAGTCTTAGTCTGACAATTGATTGCTCCAGTTCCTTTATCTCAAGCTTCATTTCTGCTATGTGCTTTGCGAGATACTCCACTTCCTGAGCAACACTAGCTACAGTGTCACGTCCTGGCATTTGAGCCACTCCTCTACGTTAAAGTTAGGGCAAGTCTTACTTGAGTAAGAGTAATGTCCAGTAACTTCAATGAGGTCGTACCGAAGCTCTAACTCGTCTACTAGTTTTCGGAGAGAACGAAACTGCGTTCTAGTAAAGGTACTGTCTCCGACCATACATATCCCGATGGATGTTGAATTACGTCCTCTGCAGTGGGCACCAACGACCGACTCTTGTCGGCCCACTTCGATTTCCCCATTGCGTCTAATGACGTAGTGATATCCAATATCGCTCCAGCCTCGCTCATTAACATGCCAATCCCTAATTTCCTTAGCACCAATGTCCATCTTTGCAGGTGTATCAGCGCAGTGTATGATAACTGTGTCTATCTTTCTCATGACTTAATCCTCGATAGAGACTGTGTAGCAGCATCCCACTTCATGCCTGCCTTAGACAGCATTGAGTTCATAGTTTCCTCATCAGTGTTGCTAGAGACTTTACGCATGAATGGAAGCAGCTCTTCTATTTCCTTATCTACTGGCTCAAGGATAGGGTCACCATTATTCCAATCATCCCACAACTTATTCTGTAGTTGGATAATCTCGTTACGTTCTGTCATAGCATCAAAGGTTGGTGGTAATGTCATCAGTCGCTGATTAAGCATTTCTCCTGCAGCTTCCACATCTTCGATCTTTGTGATGTAAGCGCCAAGATTACCCTTGATGGTAGGTACTAGGTCTGCAGCAGGTAGTGCCTCTAAAGCTTTAACAGCAGAACTTACTTGGTTATCTACTGTAAACTTACGTTGCTCAAACATAGACTGCATGTACATAGAAGGGCTATCAAACTTGCCGGCCCAAGAGGTTGGGTTAGCTAGAATGGTGTCATACAAGTCCTGTGCCATGCCTTTTGCCTTGGATGTAGCGCCATCACCTTCCATACGAACTAGGCCGTCTTCGCCTACCCAAACAGAATACTCAGACTTACCGCCACGCTTCTTAGAGGACAAGATCAAACTCTCAACACCAGAAGCAGCGCCGTATAACATGGCATCCATGTCTTCTTCAGATGGCTGTACATCCCACAAGCTAGTGTCTTTCAACGCAACTACTGCTGATGGATCTAGTGAGAATGTGTCTGCTACTTGCTGTGTATTCCCAGAATCAATTGCCATGTTCACAAGTACTTCTGCAACGTCAGGGCTAGAGTTAATCATAGCGCCTAGATCAAGTGCAGTTGCTTCGTCCATCTTAATAGGCTCTACTGGAATACCAGGAGGAGCGCCAGCCGGTGTTGCTGTAGGTTGTCCTGTAAGCTTCAGTGCAGCCTTAGCAAAGGAAGAGAACTGCATATCTTCTGCGCTCATATCAGTAAGTCCCATTATCTCTTGAGCTGCTGGATTCTCATTAATATAAGCAGAAAATAAAGGATTGCTTGCTAATCGCTCGTACAGATCTACCAGGTCAACTCCAACTTCTTTGGCAAGTACTTGTGCAGGATACATTGCCTTGGCTGTAAGAGCTACCTTAGCACTTGATATGTTGTTGACTCCCTGCCAGTAAGATATTGCGTCGTTATCCGACAACAGATCTACCATTTCATTCTTCTGCTTGTTTATCTGATCTCGCATATCGCGTTGCAATTCAGCAGAAGGCATGATACCATCTGCCCGTAAAGCATCTACCTGCAATTGGACGTTAAGCAAGGACTCACTTTCCCAAGCAGCTAACTCCATACGAAGCCTACCTTGGTCTTCGAGAGAGAAGGTTCCATCAGGTGCCACAGACTGTGCAATGTTTCGCTGCATAGCAACAGTACTCTTAAGCACTTGTGAGTTACCCCAGTTCTGGAATTCAGCATCGTTCTTAGGCTGCTTCTCTACCTTGCGGCCTACCCATGCATCTTCTGCTCGCATGTTGTCTGCTGTTTCCAGATCTACGTTGTACTTCTGAGCATACAGTGCTGTTATCTTACGATCTTCCTGAAGAGCTTCTTCCTCTGGAGTTCTATTCCACAAGTCAACTTCACCCATAGACGAAGTGCCTGTACTAGTGCCCACCACAGAGCGGTAAGCAGCATCAATCTGACTAGCAAACAAAGGAGCACGCTGTATAGACTCAGCTCGCTGTGTTGCAGCACGTAGTTGCATCTCATCAAAAGTAATACTGCCTTGACGACGGGCCTCTTCCAGGCCACTAAACGTCTTTATCTCATCAACAGCTAAGCTCTGCTGTACACGGACTAATCCATCTACATCACTTCTCTGTTGCTCTGCCACTTTCTCAGAATCAGTAGCACCAGCAACATCAGCAGCACCATCAGTTCCTATTAGGTTCTTCTGGACGTACTTCTTAGCAGCCATGTCAATAACAACAGGAGCTATCTGAAACAATGAGTTAGTCAGGTTATTAAAGTCTTGTGCAGTATCCTGTGCTTGCGATACCTCCTGCTGCTCTTCCATCACAACAGCGCGATTCTCTACGGGAGGTGCTACACTAGCAGCATTCCCGAGGTCACCTAGTTTAGGATCGAATATATTAGATGTCATAGTTTTTCCATTGCCTCAGATCGTTGAGCTTGGTACTTTTTAGTTAGTGGCATAAACTCGTTAGCACTATTAGTAAAGGTGCTTCCTAGAGATTCAATGTGCTTCCGCAGCTCTACGTCTATACGGTGCTTGCCGTTTGTCATTCTATTATGAATAGATTTCATTATGTCTGCGTGATCTTGTGGGTTAGGAAACATACTGAAGGTAGCTCTTAGCATATGCTCATACGCCTTTCGCTTCTTCTCATCATTCTCACCAGCAGCATTGAACATGCTCAAGTAACCGCTCATGATGATGTTAGTAGCTTCCGACTTAGCAAGAGTATGCTTCTTGTTATCAACAGTCAGCTTCCAGAAAGAGTCAATGTCCTGGCTACCAAAGCCCATGGCTTGTGCTATAACATCTCGCATAGGAGCGTTAGGCTTAATGTCAATGATGTTACCTTGCTTGTCTCGCATTATGCCAGACTTCTGCAGGTAGTAAGCTTTCATCAGGTTCCTAGTAGAACTAGGTACATTTAACAAAGCCTCACCAATAACACCCCATGCCATACCAGCTTCTTCTTCACTTAGGTCATCATGGCTAATCTTACCAGCCTTAGCATAACCAGCTGCTTCCCAAGCTGAGGTTAGTGAATCAACAATACCACCACCCGGTCCTAACAGTAACTTAGATACGCTCTGGTTCTCACCAGTAATCCAATCCATTAAGGTGTCTGTCATGCCTGAACCAATTGCAACACGACTAGTGAATACTGCGTCTATATCCATGAAGTCGTTTAGCAGCCAACCCATAGCACCACGAGTTGCCACGATGCGGTCTGTTTCACTCATCTCCTCAGGGTCAACACCAAACAAACCCAGTATAGGCTTAAGGGCATAGGTAGCGAATGGGATACCAGCAGTACCAAACAAGGCCCATTGTCCCATCAGGAACGAACCTTTCTCAGCAGCTGTTATTTCCTTTCCCATAAGCATCTCAGCAAAGCGTACGTTGATCTGCAAGAACTGAGTAGGAATACTCATAATGCCTTTCTGGAAACCAGACTTGTTGGCAGTAGTCATGTGCATACGAAACACTTCAGTGTCTGCGATTATCTTCTTAAGACCAGTTTCGTCTAGCTTCGCGCCTTTGTTAATAGACTTCCACTTCTCGTAAGAGGTCATAAAGGATGTACGTAGGTTAGCTAATTCACCAGCGGTGTAGGCCATGGTTCCCTTTTCAAGAAACTTAGAGAAGGCACCTTCTGACATAGGTAGGCCCTTGTGGGCTGTGTAAGCGTCAGCGTTAGTGATAAGAGCAGACTCATGCAAGCCTGACTTTGCCCATGCATTGTAAGCTTCTTCTAGGTCAGGATCTTTGGTTGTCTTAGCCATATTCTTTAGTGCAATCTTTCTTGCTCTAGGGTCCATAATATGATCTAGTATAGCAAATCCTGGTACTTTTGTCAAGCCTTTTGCTGCGTGAATGGGAGAAATGCTGACTGCTGTAGACAGTGCCATACCCTGTACAAAGAGCTGTGAGAAACTGTATGTTCCTAAGTACAAGTGAAAGACACCAGTCTTGAAAGCAGCTACTGGATCAGACTTATTAAGGTGACCAACGAACTTGGACATTGCCTTAACGCCAGGTAACTTTGATCGTGACATTCTCTCACTAATGCCCTTGACCATACCAGCAGTACGCTCGTCACCTAAGGTAGGTGTGCGGTTCATAAAGGTGATCTGCTCATGTGCACGAATAAGCTTTTGCTTCGCAGCAGAGTTTGCCATTGCACTATTCTCTACAGCTGCCAGTCCATCTTGAAAGCTGTGTATACGCAATGCTTCAGACTTAGGCAGTACGTCACGTACATGATTCAACCAACGCTGTTCCATTCCCATGCGGTACTGAGCCATAGGGTAACGAGTAGAGATGTGTTGCATGTAGTCTTGTATAGCCTCAACAGGAGATACACGAGCACCCTTAACACCAGCAAGTCCAAACTTAACTGCTTCTTCAGTACGATAGCCTGAGTACAACCCACCCCACTGACCAATGACTTCTCCACCTAACTCAGATGAGGTAAGCTCTCGGTCACCTAGTACATGAATATCTGCTGGATCAAACGGCTGGTTGCTTGCCCTAGCTGTGGTCTCTAGCTGCTTCTTGTACATCTCAGCATCATCGATATTGTCAAAGTAACGCAGGGTACGTAGCCCAGCAGAAGTATTGACACCATCTATCTTGGTATAGCGAGTTTCCTTGACAAAGTAGTTTGCATTCTTATAAGCTCGTGGGATATAACCAGTACGCTGATTAAGAACGACAGGGCTCAGATTGCTAACCTTCTCTTCTTTAACCAGTGCCCAACGGCTATGGCCGAGTGTAGCTGACTTGAACATCTCATCAGGGGTAGTACCACCACGAACAAGCTTGTAGCCATTGTTGTAGTATTCAGTTAAGTCACCTTCAGTCAATCCACGAATCGCTGTATCAGAGTTACTCTTAGCTAGTGGTTGTGGGATTTTAACAGACCCGCCACCCATGTTGCGGTAAGCAGCACCTGCCGACTCAACGGTATCGTATGGCTTAGCCATGAAGTTAGTGCCCTCAACGTCAATGTTCTTAACGCCCTGCACTACTAGATCACGATGAATCTGATTGTTCTTTATCTGCCACAGATTGTCCATAACCTGACGTGTGCCCAGGTAAGCTTCGTATTCCTTTGTTGACATACGTACGCCACCAACACCAGCATTAACTAGCTCGTCGTAAGAGAATATCTTACCAGCATCATCGCCCTTCTCCAGGAAGTAGTTCAGCTTCTCAATAGACTTCTTGTTTAATCCCTTAGTAGCAATGTTCATTGCAGCTGCAAGTCTGCCACCAATCTTACGAGACGCAAAGTCAACCTGCTCATAACCAGACAAAAGCAAGTTACGGTCAGCGCCTGCCCACATGCTCGTGCCTACAATAGGACGAAACAGTTGAGACATGAAGCCAACTTCCTTATCTATGTAGCCACCAGTAACGTCATCAATCGTGTAAGGTACTTCAATATTGTATTCTTGTCCTGCTTTACCAGCAGTAGTTCCAGTAGTAGTTGTTTCTGTACCAGCATTAACCTTAGCAAGTGCCTCAGTCTGCGCAGTAATCTTAACTTGTAGATCTTCTGGAATGTTATCAGTAAGGATTGCGTGCAATCGTCCCTCAGCTTCTTTCTGCTTAGTAGCTACAGCAAGGTTCTCAGACAGAGCATCACCAGCTTTCTCTAGTGCTACTATATCCGCTTTAGCGGCAGACACTGCAGCTGTCTTAGCTGCCTTTGCAACAGACAACTTCTTACCACTACCTTTAACAACTATAGCTTCAGCATCAGATAATGCTTTGTTAGCCCTTTCCATCTTATTAGCGATAACAGGAACTTCAGCTTCCATTGCTTTCATCTTGCCTTTAGATGGAGCCTTTAGGGCTTCCTTCTCTAAGCGAGATACTTCTTCTTTAACAAACCGAGTCTTGATGGCATCAGCAGTATCACTAACAGCACCCTCACCCTTAGTGCCTTTAGTAGTGTAAGGCACACCTTCCTCATCTAGTGTTTTGTAACTGAGTGTAAAGCCTTTCTCACTCTTAGCACTTACATGAACATTGTCGATATTCAACTTGGTCTTCATGTACTTCACACGAGCTTCTCTGGCCATAAACTTCTCGCCTTCGCTCATACCAAGACCTTGGTCTACTACAGTAAGGCCTTCTGCGATCATATCAGATATAGCATCTAACTTATTACGTACATTAGTAGCTACGCCCTTAGGGGCAGCGTTAACGATTGACAGTAACTCTGCAGTCTGACGTGGGTCAGCAGAAAACGCAGCATCAGTAGGCCCCATGCCATACTTACGCATAGCGTCAGGAGTTGTTAGGATCTCATCAGCAGCAATGCCAGCAATGTCTTTGTTACCGCCATCAGACAGTACCTTAACAGCATTACGTGACTTAGCTACTTTCTTAATAGCACCAGCTACCTTGAGAATACCAGCAGCACCTAGTGTGGCAATGTCAAACTTATCTGCCCATTGAGTGAAGTTAATTTCTCCAGCACTCATCTCACCAGTTGCAGCCATAAGGATCTCAAGCTGCTTCATAGGATTACCAGTAATACCTGGCAGCATCTCTTTCATCTCTGTGATAAGATCTACTTTCTGTGCAGGTGGTAGGGACTGGTAACGCTTACTGAAGTCTTGGATGAATTTAGCGGAGTTGGTATAGTTGTTAATGCCTGACTTATCGTCACTGAAGCTACCCAAGAACTGGGCTGTGCGGTAGGAGATATCTGGAACCAATAACAGTCCTGCCCAATCCTTAACTCCAGCTTGATCGGCCATAATGCTCATTTGATGTTGCAAGTACAGACCCGCCGCAGCGTTCTGTTGCAGCAATGGAGATGTCTTAGAGATCTCAGGATCTTGTAATACTAGGTCATGGTACTGGCCCAGAACTGAATCTTGTAGTCTTGCGGTTTTATCAGCAGCAGCTGTTTGTGCGTTAGCAATATGGACTGCAGCATTAATAGGATCTTTACGTAACTGCTCAGTTAGGCCATCACGCTGCTCTTGCAGCATAGAAGCAATAGCTGTACTAGAATCACGGAACGTGTTGATGGGATATCCCTTGTCAGCACGAGCAATGATTGTATCTGTATCCTCACCAGAAAACATCTTAGTAGAAGCAAAGATCTGTGCCTTAGCCAGAGTCTCGTTTCCATTAGAGCTAACTATAGGATTACCATAACGATTGACGTATGGAGTTCCTTCCTTGGTGTAAGGGTTTTTGTACTTAGGCATTTCTGGTTTGTACTGTGTCATTATATTTAACCCGTATAGTTGCCGTAAGATTGATCAGGTCGAGTAGTGCTTAGGTTGCTGGAGGTAGTCTTAGCTGCAGCCTTACTGGCAGCTTCCACCCTATTGGAAGACGCTGTCTGTGCTTGCTGTGGTACTGACGAGGCTGAACTGATTCTAGCGTTTGCCTTTGTCTGCTTCTCTTTCTTAGCACTTGCCTGCTTTTTCTGCTGTGAAGCAATTACTGCGTTAGTCGCTTCTTGTCGTGCATTGGCCTTGTCTGACTTTTTCTTGGCACTAGCATCCGCAGCAGCCTTAGCATCCGCAGCAGCCTTAGCAGCAGCTGCAGCATCAGAGGCAGCCGCAGCAGCAGCAGCTTTAGCAGCCTCTTCTTCTGGAGAAAGAATGCCTAAGCGTGCATTAGTAGCAGCCTGTTGGAGATCGCTGATCTGCTTACCCATCTGCTCCGTGAGCTGGCTAAACTGTAGGCTGGAGGCACGTTGTTGGCCAAGACTAGCCTGTGCCCCTCTTGCAATTGAACTGCCCATCAGACCGCTAATAGCGCCCTGTGCTTGAATAGCCTGAGACTGCAAGAATGCTTGCTGAGAGAATGCCTTACGCTGACGATCAGCCTGTAGTGCGTTCAGAGCCATACCAACTCCTCTGCCTTCACTCATAATACCAGCAGCTATCTTCTCACGCTGTATCTGAAGCTCAGACAGAGCCTCAGCCTTATTCTCCGTACTATTACTAAAGAGACCTTTTAAGAGCCCAAACCCTCCGCCAATAATTCCGCCTACGGGGCCTCCTATTGCGAAGCCTGCCACTGCACCTGAGGCTGTACTTGATCCTATGTCTAAGGCATCTCCTAAATCTGTAGGCATACTATACTGCTCCTGTAATTGCTACTTCAGCACCCCAACCCAGTATCTGCAAGTCTTTATCACCATCAGATTCAATCTTAATGGAAACAGCTTTACCAGAACCTGGAAGGTTGCTCTTAGTTGTTATGATGTTATGACCGTATGTAAACGGATCATTGATGTCTTCAGGCACGTAGTCTTTAGCTAGGCGATACACTTGCATAGGAGTAGACCACTTGCCACTTATTACGTTATCACTAAAGTCCCATCGTGCAGATAGCAAGCATCCACTAGGATTAGTAGGAATCCAATCACCAGTACCGTCATCCTCAAACCCATCTTCAGTACGATAGAAGTGTGTCCAGATGTATGGTATGTCTTTACGACGAATAGTATCTCCCATAGTTACAGGATTACTTACCATAAATGCCGATACGCTACTGCCACCCAGGTCCGTAAAAGACTTATACGCTGGTTGTATAAAGCGGATCTTGTTATTAGGATTATCTAAAACTAGTAACTTTACCTGTACTATGTCTCTTTTTAAGTCAATTGGACTTTTAATTGTACCGAGCGTATAAGAATTCTTTAGAGAGATGTAGTTTGCTATATAGTATCCAGTTCCGTCGTACTCAAGGTATCCATAGAACGGCGGTGTTTCGTACACATCGTCCTCGTTATTGCCAGATTTCTTATAAGAGTACACATTAGCGATACAACTTTCAAATGCATTTAAGGAGTAAGACCCTAATCGCAAGTCCAGCACTAATTCTTTTTGCTCTACAGTAACTGCAGTTCCTGACTCCCCGGCTGGCGGAGTATGTAGTAGCCAACGCACTGATTTCTGCGCAGCATCATAGGTACCCCAACCAAACCATCGGTAGTATCCGGCATACGTAGTTCTTATTCTTTCGTCACTAATATTCTGCATTGCAACTCGTCGAGAACTTGCGTCAAAATAAAGGGCTAAGATGCCATCCTCGGTTGGAACAAATACCTTGTTCTCTGCACTTACTACAGACTTCATTGTAGCAGTACGTGCGCTAGACACTTTTGAGATAATAAAAGAGCTTGGGCTAACGCCATCAGCAGCTCTCAATTCCCAAATTCCATTTGTCGCTATAATAGCTAATGAGTCACCTACTGCAACAGCTCCTAGTAGTATCTCAGCATTAGCAACAACCACGTAGCCGCCGTCATTGTAAGAAGGGGCAAAGTTTTCGTCAGTTGGGCTTAACTTGGAAATACACATGTTAGCCGAAGAGCCCTGGGCTCTTTCGTTTTGATTAGTCGTCCACGTAATCTTAGACTCTAAATGCTCAAGTACACTTGTAAAAAATAGGTAGTTTCTGGCAGAAGGGAACTTACTTCCGTTTTTGGTACTACCTGTGTAGTAGTCTGTTCCTATTATTTCTCCAGTATAAAAGGCCCTGCCCATAAAGCTAGTTACTGTCTGGGTCCACCAATTCGTTTGTGGATTGCTGCTGCTGTTTAGTATGTTATCTGTATTAAGGGTTAGCGTGGCAAGGGTGTTTATGGTGTCAAAGGACTTATCAGCAGCCGAGGAATATCTAGGGCCTGTAAGGGGATGTATGAACTTTCCTTTTGGCGCTCCTGATGGGAATGGGCGGGATTTTAACAGATCCGCATCAAAGCTGCCGTTAGCTAACCTTCCAAAGTACTCTACATCTGCATTTGAAGGCCATACGCCGAGGTTAACGTAAAACAAGTACATGCTTTCAGCAGTCCAGCCTTGGTTTAGCAGGTTGTAGGCATGATTTGCAAGGAGAGTAGCAGAGCGTTCTGTTGTAACAGTATTATCCTCTACTCCAAAAAAATCTCTAATATGAATGTTTTCTTGTGTAGGTATTAGCTGGCTTGGGGTTACAGGATCTACGCTAATCATACAGACTCCAGACTTTGCTGGAATTACCAGTGTAGAGCCGAACTGAGCGCTAATGATTCCACCAGTAGTAGATCTAGTTTGAACTGCGTTACTCTGGGTAAGAGATAGATCTGAGTCACTGCCGTACACGTCCCCGTCTTTACTCTGTAAAACCTCAATGTGGTTACCGCTAACGCCTCGCAAGCTCAGCCAAGAAAAGTCTGTGCTAAGAGGCTCAGTACCTACGCTATGTGCTATATAAACGTTATTAAAAGATCCTGCAGGAATGTCGCAGTCTTCTGGACCAGCAAAGGTGGCATAAGGCCAGAATCCAGCATCGGTGCCGGGCTCAGTCTCGTACTCATATCCATAGCGCCGTGCACGGCTTCCGTCAGAAGCAAGTACCATGTTCTGCTCTTGCATAGAAGTAGAAGGATCTGCGGCAAGAGGAGACTGCTCCGTATTCAAGCCACCGGAGAAGTTATTTAGTTCGAGCTGTTTTTTTACTTGGGACATTGGATTCTCGCTTATTCAGATAACTTACTATGTAGGCATTAGCTGTTCGGGGAGATGTAAACGACCCTTCAAGCTCCTTAGGCAGTTCGCCACCGCCTTCAAAGTAAATAGAGTACATCCGCCCAACTGGTTCTAATCGTACTTTTAATTCCTTGCTCATACTTAACTGTTCCTACCGTTAGAGATTCTGCTGCGTCCACGGCTGCGGCCATAGTCTGCAGTTCTAATACCACCGTGAGCTGACCAGCTCTTACGGCTCATGCGATTACGCTGTCGTTGTTCTTCAGCAGCAAGTAGTGGATTACCAAGTTGCTTTATGGCAAAGAAGGCACGGCTCTTGGCAGTGGCCTTTAGCAAGCTGAATGCTTCAGAAGGAAGGTCTATTACAAATCCGTCTGCTAAGGTAAAGGTAGGTTCTTTACGAACATATGCTTGATTGTTTTTTTCTTGGAGAGACTGGCCTGTGGCTTGGTCCCATGAGTCGGTAACTATCCACTGATCGTCAAAACTTGTCCAGTACTGAGGAGCCTTGTCATTGATGATTAATAGATCACCTTCGTTCTGGTCAGTATTAACAGACGAGATCTCTACTACGTTAGTAGCATCGACGTTTCGGGCATTGATTAAGTTTATAAACGCATCAGGATACAGGTACGTCAGTGTCTGCCAGTTAGTCTTTTGATCTGGCGATGTGTAGCAGTTATACCGCAACCAAATCAACTCTTGTAGGTCGTCAGGAAGCAGCAGGAAGTTAGGTCGTGTGATTACGTTAGACGCAGTCAGGTTTGTTAATTCTTTGTGTGATTCCCATGTACGGCTAGATACTAGCTCGTAGTAGACATCTTTTAAAAGGAGAGCCACTCTCTGAGCTTCGGTGGTATCATCAATAGAATTGACTATATCACTTCCCATTTCAGATAGCGTGCTTTGTACGATTGTTAGTACGGTCTCTTTCATATAGGCCTCAGATAAAAAAGGGGCCGAAGCCCCTAGATGTTACGCTCGACGGTAACGAATAACCAAGCGTGCTTTACCAGTTGCAGATGCGATTGCATTAGCGTTAGGAGTCAACACTACTGGGTAAGTAGCAACAGAGTCAGTACCTGACAAGTTAGCCAGACCAGTAAGAGCTGGCTTGGTGATTGCCTTGACAGCGAGTGCCAGAGGAGTAGTAAGACCAGCACCACCATTCAAGGTGAAGTTAGCAGTAGATGATGCAGCAAAGGCTACCTCTACTTCCAACGTGATGTCTTCGATCAGATAGAACTGAGGAAGAGCAAAGGTGTAAGGCATATCACAAGTACCGGCTGTGAGTTCAAATACAGCTTCCTTGATTACGCCACCAGTTTCGACTTCGCCATGTGAACCACCAATCTTGCGTGGGCCGTAGGTAGCGCCGATAGCTGTAGAACCTGCAGGCCAGCTAGTAGAACCATTAGAGTAAGACATTTTATATTACCTCGTTGTTACGCAACAGCTGTGCGTGAAGTTAGGATGATACCCAGTGTATCGAGACGTGACACACCGAAACCCAGACGGGCTGAGCTGACATATTCATCACGCTTCAGGTCCTTGTTACGCTCACCTTCAGTAGAAGGATCTTGACGCCATGCAATCATCAGAGGCTTAGTCTGATCGTCAGCAACACACATAAAGATGTTGGCTACCAGATCGGTACCAGCTACTGCATTGATAGTCTCGTCACCAACTTGTGGCAAACGGTTAGAGCTGATGATCAACCAACCGAACACGTCCATCATGGCACGGTGCTCACGCATAAAGCCTTCTTGCATCAGGCTCTGCATCATAGGGTTAGAGTCAACGTTGTAAACAGTGTTGAACTTAGACTCAAGAGTAGCACCAACGATAGGATCAACGATACCTACACGAGCACCACCAGGAACCTGGGCCTTGTCAAAAGACAAACGCAAGTCAATCAAGTCTTGCAACTCAATGGTGAAGTTAGTACCAGAAGCAACAAAGCGATGCTTAAAGCCATCGATTGCGTTCAGAGAAGTAGCAGTCTGAGCAGCATTCAAGGTAGCAAATGCGCGAGTCTCAACGTACTCCTGCATGGCACGGGTGCCTTCGCTTGCACGAGCTTCGAGCAAAGCATCAACGTTAGAACCATCTTGACGCATAACGTCAGTGATGAAGTAAGCGTCGCCAAAGAAGTCAGTGATCTGCAAGAACACAGCACCAGTCTGGATTGGGTTATAGACGAAAGGAGCATTCTCTTCCAGCTCTTGGATAACAGTCTCACCGATGCTAGGGATACGGATGGTATCGCCATAACCGAAATCGGTAACGTCACGCCAGAACATAGCTGGTAACATGCCATCGTGTAAATTGCGTAGAATGAAATCCGACTGGACCTCAGCTTCGACAAACGTGCGGTTGGATTGGGAAGTAATCATTAGGGTAAATCCTCATTAATAAATTATAGTGTTCCAGAGTCCTGCAAACGTTTAATAGTTTCTGCTCGTTGGGCCGCTAGTCGCTCACCAGGCTTAATCTGACCAGTAGGTCGGAAGTGCTTGCGTGGCTCAGGCTGCTTGTTCTGCACAGAGGTACTGTTAAATGTTGAAGTAGGAATGGAATTAGATTGTGGTGCCGTTTCAGTATCAAGCCCCAAGAATTTCCAAGCAGTGCCTGGAGATTGTGTCTCTGCTTCTAGCAAAGTCTGTTCTGATATGCCTGCCGCCGCTAAACGGGTATTATAGACAGTACCAGCTTTATCTCCAAACTTGTCAACCAGCATAGTCTTCAGATTGTTAACTCGCTGTGTGTACAAAGTTTGCTGCTCTTGTGCAGATATCCCAGCTTGTACTTGCTGAATTATCGCATTTACATCGATACCGGCACTGGTGTTCTCGGTCTGAGGATTACCTTGTGGGGTACTTGTTTGCAAACCTAATGCTTCAGTCGCTTGTAGCCTAGCCTTCCAGGTAGCCAGTTCTTCTCGTAACACGGAGTTTTCACTCTCTAGTGTTGAGATATGCTGCTCTTTGGGAAGGATTGAACTAAGCGCGTCGCTTAAGTTAGCGTATTTCTGCCTGCCTTCAGGGGTTGTGATGCCTTGGAGCATTGTATCATAACCATTGTTGGCGCTTGCTACGGGTGCCGTGTCTGGCATTGCAGCTGCAGGAGTTGATTCTGGTGCTTGCTCACTAAAAAGTGTCGGGTCTGACATGTTATTCCTCGATTGAGCTTATTAATTCAATAATTTCGGTTAGGGCTCTAGTATAGCCATTTGCATCTGACTGGACAAGAGGCCAAGACGGTTCGTTGTAATCTGGTTTAGCATACTTAGTCTTGTCGTATGCCGCACGCTTATTATAACACAGTTTCTGTAGTTTGTCAAGAGCTTGTTTAGAAGAAACTAACAATTGCTTGGTAGCTTCCTTATCAGCCTTGGTCTTGTCGCCCTTCGTCCAGTCTAATTTCATTACTTAGCCTTCTTCTTCTGGGCATCAGCCCTTATTTTATCCCCAATCTCACCCTTAATGGTACCAAAGGAGTTCTGGAAGCCAAAGGATCCGTCAAGTCCTGCGTAATCAGCCGCAGTCTTGAGCATGTTGCCTACTTTCTTGAAGGTAAGGTCACTGCTACCGTCGCCCACCTTGGGTATTGGCTTAGATGGCTGTGAAGAATCCTTGTGTGTATAGCTCTGACCAGCCCCAGTCATGGCAGCTTGGTTCTTAGCTTTCTGTGCTTTAAGTGCGTCAGCTGCAGCGAATACAGATACTGGAGCTTTCTTTTTCTTTTCAGTTGGCATAGTGTTATTCCTGAGGTAGTGTTGCGTTATTCATTATAAGTGTGGTATGAGCTTCTCACCACTTCTCTTTATCAGCCCAATAAGCAGCTGACATTTTGCCTTTGGCAATGTTTTTTCCGTGACGTGCCTTAAAGGATGCACGCTTAGCCTTCATCTTATCAGACTCACCCGCTTTAGGTTTGCCAGCAGTACTAGCACCTTGCTCCCCGAAGCGGATTGTCTTGACAGTATCTCCTTCTTTAGCCACAACTACATGTGACTTTGTTGGGTGATTAGGAGTGCGCTTTGGTTTGTTATAACCAGACACCCCTGCTCGCTCTAGCCGCGAGTCCTTCGCTGCCATTACTTCATCACCTTTTTTTTTTACTAGCAGGAGCTTTCTTTTTCTTTTCAGTTGGCATGTTAATTACCCTTGAGGTACTGTTGCGTTATTCATCAACTGCTGTTGGCCTTGGGCCGCAAGCTTCTGAGTTTCTACTGCTTCTACTACACCCACGTTTGGACGGAACAGATCGTAGCGCTCAAGACCAAGTGAGTCTTCTACTAGGCTCGCCAGTTGCTTACCAGATAAGTGTGGCATGAGCTTCTCACCTAATGGGCCACCGAGGAGGCCGGTAAGGTTCTGGATCATAATGCTCTGCTCTGAGAAGTGACGTGCACCAATAGGGCGAAGCAGACCATCACCAGCAAGGTCTTCTTTAGTGATTTGTGTGAACAGTACGGCACCTGTATCACTACTGAGACTACGAATAGTGTCAATAGAGTTGAGGTTACGACGACCCTGCTCAAGCATAGAGTTAAGTGCTGGTTCTAAAACACCTGTCTCAAAGGTAGTGATCTTCTCTTGAAAGATACGAGAGCCTGCGCTTGCCAGCTGCTGTACTTCAAAGGCTGTCTTCTCACCTGGTGTACGGAAGCCCATAGCTTCTTTAGGAGCACCAGCAAAGAGTTCCATCTTATCCATCAAAGCATCTATCTCAAAGTTAACTTGGATAGCACTAGAGTCAGGACGCATAGGCGTTACAGAGCCATTCTCATCCACATGGATCTCTTCCATTGGACCCCAAGTAAACTCATCTACGTTACCCTTTACCTGAATAGGCGGGAAGACGTGCAAGTCCATAGCATCTGCTTTAAGGTTCTCAAGGTGGTCAATACGATACTGCATGCCTACTAGGTTATCTAATGGACCCATGCCCCACAAGCTGTCTGTACGTGTACGCCAGCCAACATGGAAGACGTTACGACCAATCCAATCAGGGATCAAACCATCATGGAATACGAAACTACGATCAATGATCTGTATCTTACGGCCGGTCTCAAGCTCACCAGTATCCTGGTTCCACATGTCACCCATAAAGGTAAGCATCTCGATGTAGCCGCTGTCTAAGTAGTTAAGGTAACTGCCAAAGCCATCAACCTGAATGCCTTCGTACTTCTTGGCTTCGCCCTTACTCATACCACCAATGCTGCCGCGTAGCTTGATAGCACGGTCAATAGCTGCGTTCATCTCAATAGCGTTGACAGAGTTCTTAGCCTCTAACCGCAGATCACCAATGCTCATAGTGGAGCGGATGATGACAGGAGTGTTATCAAAGGTAGCTGCTAGTGGGTTCATTACGATATCGTATGGGTGCACACGCTTCAGAACAGGACCAGAGTACAGTACAGTAGTGGTTCCATCTTCATTCTTCTTGGTGCGATGCACGTAGTCAGTCATGGCAAAGGCATTGCCGTAATCGATATAATCATACAAGAGATCAGAGACTACCTTACGGAAACCCTCACGACGTGTCTTGTTGCTCATATAGCTTTCAATGACCTGCTTCTTTTCACGAGTAGCAGAGTTAGATGAGTATGCTTCCCAACGTAACCAGTCATCATTAGGGAACAAAGAGGAGACGTAGTTAGAATGTAGGTTGTCTCGTATCTGTGTAAGCTTAGGTGTGGTTGTGTTGTTCTTCCAAGGAAGAGCTGCGTTAGCTGTAGATGCTGTGCTGGTAGCAGTGATGTATCGACGCAGTTCGTTATGCTCTGCCATCCAAGGGCCTTTGTGATTAAACCACTCATCCCATGTTGTTGAGATGCGCTGAGCACGCTCGTCGCGTGTATTGTCGCCATGTAAAACTAGTACGTTGCCGGTCATTTAAGAAATTCCTCCAAAACGGGAATTGAATTTAAGTACGTTTGAGGTATCCTTACGCTTTGCACGTCTAGGCGGTACCGCGATTTCTACTGCAGATGCAAATGCATCCTTTAAGTCATCATGTGATGGTCGAGCAAGTATCAGCTCTTCTTCTAAGACTCCTATGTACCCACCACGATAGTGCCACACAGTTAGGTTGTCATAGCGATGTTCTAGTGCTGAGGCTATGCGCTCTTGTTTAGTACCTTCGTGCCGGTTAGGCCGGTGATCATCTATAGATAGACGTAGACCTTCTCGTGTAGCTTGGTCCTTTAGATCTCGTACAATGACTGACTGAGCAGCAGTAACCTCCGCTCTTAGCTTTCTAAACTCCCACTTGGAGTGTAGCTCTAAGATGTTATCGAAGTATACGCTGAGCTTGTCTGTCTTGAATCTAGCAAGGTCCAGTACGTAAGTATGACCGTCAGGGTCCATACCAATCACAGCAATAGCTGAGTAGTCAGCTTTAGCGCGTAGACTGAATGCAAAGTCCATTGCAGCATATACGTTGAGAGGCTTGTCCATGTAGTACCAGGTACCGTTATTATACTTAACAAACTTCTGATCGTAGTACTGAAAGCGACTAGCATTGATACGGGCAGAGCCAGGATCGTTTGGATTGTTGTAGTACTGAGCAAAGAACTGCACGGTATCTGTGTACATTCCGCGTATGCGGCCTAGCTCCTTACGGTTAAAACCAAACTTCTTACCGTCGGCTCGTTCAGACCGAGGCCAAAGAAAGACACCATCAATCTCAACAACGTGTTCTTTAATATCCCACATAGGGACTTCATCTACGATATCATCCTCATCATTATAGATAGGCATCTTCTGTTCTTTCCAGATGTGATACTGATCTGATGGGTGGTAACGTGTACCACACGCTTTAATGATACCGCCTGTGTTTAGAATAGATACTACTTGTGACATAGCTGCTGCAGTCTTACGCCTGCCATCTTCTGTGTAAGCATTGTCAGGAACT